TTCATAGCTGTGCCTCCTGCTCTTTAGTTAGTGAATAGGTAGCTCTAAGCTCCTCAACGGTGTATCTACCCTCTTGGATAGCTTGAAGTGCACTGTTGAACCTGTCAGGTGTTAGGGTAGGCTTTGCCTTGGGTGCTCTGCTTGCCTCATGTCCATCGTCATCCACAGCTTGTAAGGATAGGAGAGATACAAGGGTATACCTGCGGAAGTAAGTAATGGCACCACCGAGCTTCTGTGCATCGGTGATCACCGGTAACTGCATGAAGGACTCAAATCTATCCCCACTTTCAATGTCAATGATGATAGTGTATACCTTGTCCTCCTTCACTGGTTGCATCATGATCAGTCCACAATCCAATAGAATAGGCTCAACCGTATCAATAATGCTGTTGATGTCGGCATAGTTACGCTTCAAATGGGGGTTGGTAGCATTCTTAATCACCTTACCCATTGACTGCTTAGCCAGGTGTAGCTTTTGGTAGATGTTTAGGCTTGCTGCCTTAGGTACTACCTCCTCTTTTTTTACTCTTGTTGTCATAAGATTTGGGTTTATTATATTAAATCATTATCAATTACATATTTTGCTACCTCAATACAATACTTTTGTGTTTTATATAAATCATCTCCACCTTGACCATTTATTAAAAATGTCCAATAAGATTTATTTTCCCATTCCATTCTTACCTTAATAGCTTTTATGATTTGATTCTTGTAATTTAGCTCTTTCATAATCTTTTTTTTAAGTGGTTAACTCTGTAAAGATAGTACTTATTTTCAAATCTGCAAATTATTTTTAACTATTTTGAATAAATTTTTCATACCATTCCACAAAACTATCAAAATCCTTAGCTATTATGTAGGTTCCCCCTGCCCTTTCAATCATTTCCTGGTACTTCTTCTGTGCTTCACTCTGCCTATCCTTACCAATTTTGACCTCTATCTTAACACTACGCCCTTTAATGGTAGCAGATATATCAGCACTCCCTGCTGTTCCGGTGCCCTTGGTCCATTGGATGCCTGCCACTGAGCCATCAGTACGGTACCTTGTACGTGCCACTCCCATGGTATTGATACGTTCAGCCTGATATCCATGCAGGTTTATCCAGTCACAGATAGCTTTGGTTAGGCCGTTGGCCGTTGAGTCGGTGTATTTTCGTTTCATAATGTAATCCTGTGGGTAATGGGGACACTTCTCAAGTAGCTTCTTGATCTTGAGCTCATGCAGTGTTTTAATGTGGTCTTTGTTCATTAGAATAGTTTAAGTTGAGCCCATTGCGGTTTATTTTCTTGACATACTTCACAATTGCAGGAAACATTTATAGTATCCCATTTATTTGTTTTATCATTCCATTGAATATAACTCGCACGGTGTTTAATCGCACGAATAGTAAAATCTTTCAATTGACCATCCTCATGATAAGTTTTCACACTTTTCCAAAGATTTACATAATGTATTTTAGTCATAGCTTTACTTTAGTATATGTTATCTCCTCCCCCTTCCATGCCTTAATGATGTACTCACCAGGTGGAAGATGTAGCTCCTCCTCTCCCAAGGTAGGAACGGTATCAGTATATCCAATCACTTGGATGTAATCATATCCTCGGATGCTATATGCATCACATTTTTGTGAGCTCTTACAGCTTAGCAGGCTGAGTAGGAGTAAGGTAAAAGTGGCGGCCTTCATGGTTACGGTGTTTAGTTAATTTATATTTCATGTGAGTAGCATAGCAGTCAATCCATCGAGCAAATACTTGCGGCTTGAGGTCCTTGAAGCCATTGGTCTCTTCCTGGAACTGCTGCATGAGTCCTTTGTACCGGTGCAGATGAGCACCATCGGCAGTGAGGGGAGTATCCTCCACGAAATCATAGAACTCCTTACAGGTATTTTGGATGAATTTCTTAATATCACTATTTATTCCTGTGGTTTGGTACAGCCCATGCTCCAGGTAGTACTTGATATTGTCAATCATGTAGTTATCGAAGTAGCTCCACTCCTCCTGAGTCCATTGGTCGAATAGCTTGCACCCATACTCATCAATAGGGCTGTGGTTAGCGTTGAAGTATTGGTTGAATTCTACCTCATGCCTCCTCCTATCATGACTGCCCCCTGCTCCTGCTATCACATAGTTGGTGGTTATGACTATTTTAGGACTCCTTTCGTATGGGATATAGTACTCATCCTTGTTCTTTCGGTTGACAGGGATGCCCTCAGTGATCAGTGAGAATAACTGCTCAAAGTTGAAGTGCTTTTTGACATCATCAAAGGCCAAGACTTGAGTATCAGGGTTGACCCGTGAATAGGCAAAATCATTCTTACCTGGGTTGAAGAGCTTACCATCAATCTTGACTATCTTCCGGATGTGACCAAGGGCTGTGAGCATTAGTGATTTACCACTACCTCCATTTGGATTGTCATCAATCTCCTCATCATTGAAGATAACAGCCTTTTGGTCTGCCTTGTCCTTATACGTATGCAGTAGGTACCCTATGGTGGTCCTCATGGACTTGATGCGGTTAGGGTCCTGTGCTGCTATCTTGTTAACGAAGTCTTGGAAATTGTTCTCATAAGTATCCTCCACCTTAAACTCCCTCGGGATTATTTGGTCCCTCCATATGTACCCATCAATATCAATGTAGCTCAGTAGCTTTACCTTGTTTTTGGTGATCACTGCCACACCATTGGTAAATGGTAGGTAACATTCGTTCTTTGAGTCCTGCAGGATACGCATATCAATGCTGTCAAGCATATTAAGGTGCCCAGGTGTGAATAGTTGTGAGCTCTTAGCACAATGGTTGTATACATCCATCAGCTCTCGCTCCATTAGATAGGTGAGTACATGGTCTTTTATCTTCTCCACTGAGCTCTCTTGGACCTTATTCTCTGTAATGTAGACAAATATAGGGTTATTTGAACGCTCCGGATAGTACTTAGCGAAGCCTTGTTTATGCAACCACGCAGCGTATTGGTTAGGAATGATGTTAACGGTGTTTTTTTTTACCTCCCAAAAGATATCCTCCTCCTTTTGGATGGCCTTAATATCCTCCTTAGATACACTCAGTTGCTTGCTAATGTCCTCGGGGGGTATTCCTTGCTTCAGTTTATTCTTAATACCTTGAATAGCCTCCACATCCTCGAATACTTTAAGACCGAACTGAGCCTGCTTGTATGCATTTCGGACCGTGTTGGTTATCTCGGTAGCTCCGAAGCCCTCTTGCGTATATTGTAGTAGTGTATTCTCCGCAGTTGTGAGGGGAATAGAGTACTCGCATAGGCAACATGCTACCTTGTAGATGTAGTTAGCCCTATTGCCTTCCTTAAATTCACCATGGTTAAACTTGAGTACCTTCTCAATGATGCGGTTCTCATTGGTTACAATGACCTTGGGGGTGTATTCACTACGGTGGTATCCTGTATCCTCCACAATGCCAGTGTAGATGGCGGCAAATTCATTAAGATAGGCCTCAGGGTCATAGCTTTCAAAACATACCCTGCTGATATTCTTGTTGGAGGTATCAAAGTACTCACTCTTTATGTACTGCTCATAGTGGCTGAACCTCCTGCGGTGCTCTACCTTATCACATTGAGGTATCCTGATCACTACCTTGAGGCCCTTACCACTTGGTGAGGTGAAAAGCATATAGGTGTATTTATCCTCAATGAGCCTCTTTCTTTCTGCTGCCATGGTATCAGCATCGGGGTACTTGTCAAAGTCCAGGATACACAGCCCAGAGTGCTCAACAAGGCCATCATCCTTCCGTTCACTGAAGGTTCCATTGAACATAATCGCCATGAGGGTATTCTTAAGCTCATTGTTGCCCTTCCGTATGGCCTTTATCTTAGCAATCAAATCAGGTGTGCCTACCTGTATTCTGTTATGCACCTCTATTGCCTTAATAGAGAAGGGTGTCTCTTTGCTATTGTAGAGACTTTTGAAAATTGATATATAAGGGTTATACATGATTGCAAATATATTAAATAATTCTAATTCGTGACAACTCCGTGACAACCGTGACAACTCCGTGACAACTCAAAGGGGGTAGTTGTCACGCCTATAAGCCCCGTCAGTATTGAGTTTCTTGTGTTTCCGTGACAACGTGACAACTCAAAACCAACTTTTCGGGGGGTGAATATCACTGTATTAAATATATGGCTCATATGCATTTGGGTTGTCACGTTGTCACGCAGAGGCAAAAAGAAAGGGAGCCGAAGCCCCCTAACGTATTAACCCTTATCCTATGACAGTGCAAATATCTCGCTTAATTGCTTACCTGTCAAGGGTTTCTCGAAACTGGTTAATAACTTTGGAGGAAAATTTCCATTGATGGTTACCTCCACATTCTCCGTGTCAACCTCGTTGTATTTTACCGTGTAAGTTGTCACGGGGTTGTCATAGGTTGTCACGCTCAGCATCTTTGGGATGGGGTTAATGGCTGCAAGGTACTTGTGATCATTCCATTTCCACCACAAGTCATGCATCTTAATGCCATAGACTATTGTGCTGTGGTTCAATCCAAGGTAGTACCCTGCAAGCTGCACTGTCATGTGCCTTCTACGTACCAGGTAGTGAGCTAAGAAGTATCTTTTGTATACGTACTCCTGTTTCCTGGTCCTCCTAAGTAGGTTGAAATCATCAATTATCTTCACTATATCCATGTTCTGCACCTTGGATAGGTGGTATAGCTCGTCAATTAGTAGCATCTCCAAGTCTTTTAGGGTCATTAACTCCTTTGAACAGGTTGCTTGTGGTAGCTATCATGCCTGTTGCTTTCATAAAATCAACCTCAGCCTTAGCACTGTTAATTACAGAGTTTGACATGTTAGATATTGCCTGAGCCTTTTCTACTTCAGTAGATAGTTGTTCAGGTGTTAGCTCATCATCATTTAATCTCTCTAGAGCTGCAAAGAGGTGATCTCTAAGATCGTTCATTCCGTTTCTTGCCATGGTTTTTTATTTTTTTGTTTAACTTACTCTTTAATCTTATTACAGTCTGCAATTCACCTGGGAACCGTTGTATGCTGTTCCGTATTGCATTCTCACGCATTGGGATGCACTCAAGGTTCTCAATGTCAAGGTTGAGGTTGTTGCCATCCTTAAATCTAACCACATGGCCTTTGGGTATTGGTCCATAAATAGACTCCCACATCAACCGATGAGTGAGCACCCAAAGGCTATCCTTTACCTTAGTATATGAGTAGGGCCTTCCTGTCTTGTCATACCGGATGGTGGTTGCATTAGGCTCCCTGGTGTTGAAGGGCTTGTTACCAGGTTTATACATGGTACGTTCCACCTTAGCATAGAGCTCACTGCTCATCTTCTTACCCTTGTTGTGTGCCTCATGACCAGGTTTCCATCTGCTGTTGATACCTGAGTTGAGTGCAAGCCTTCTGTTCTGCAGGTACTTAATGCGTGGGTTTTTCTTTATCCCCATGTTAAAGACTCTGTTGTAGAGCTGTGAGGTGGTGTATCCAAGGTAGTCACATAGTGCCCTGCTGGGTACGGTAGGGTAAAGTATTCTAATTAACTGCTCCTTATTCATGCCTTGATAATTTTGAAGTTACCCATTTGACAATCCCCTGAAAGTAGGAGCTCTTTTTGTTTCCATCGGCAGAGTCCTCTGCTGTTAAATACCCATTCTCGGATGAGTTGGGTGTGGATGTAGTATTGAAGTCTGTACATTTTGATTTGCATTTTAAGTATTCTAAATAGAGGGCCTCATTGAAAGACCCCCCTCTATCATGGGCAAAGGACTGAGACCTCCACCACCGTGCACATTCGTATAGTGTTTTTCCTTTCATAGCGTATCTTCGTAAAAGAGTTTCATTGTGTGAGCATTGGGTCCATCAGGGTGCTTGAGTGCCTCATTGATTAACTGCTCAATGGCCTTGAGCTCGGGTAGTGTTAGCACGTACCGGATATCCTTAAAGATGTCACCCTCAGCGTAGAACTCCTGCCAGGCTATCCATGCAGGTCTATTCGCACTATATTGCAGGTATGTTACCATCCCCATTATCTCGGTACCTGTTGGTCTTGTAAACATGACATCCACATTATTGTTGTCATTGAATTCCATCCAAGTTATCTGCATAGCATAAAGATTAAGAGGTGATACATTACTACAGGAACAGCTACCACCACAATGGCAGCAAATACATCGTCAAGTACTTTATTTTTCATTTGGTGTCAAATTTAATCGGGTTAGTAATTCGTCAAGTACAGCCCATCTTGTTGCTGCATGGTTAGTGCCACTGTCGTGTGGACCGAATGCATCAAGCATTTCCTGCATTTCATCTCGGAGCTCCTGCTCCATGTCAAGGATGATCATTTCCATTTCAAATTCTCGTGTCATGATTAAAGGTTTTCAAAGGTTAATTGTAAAATCATCTCACAATGAGCCTGTGCAGCAGCTTGCTTCTCAGGATAATCTTCATCATTAAGGTAGTCAAATGCCTCGCTATCTGTAGTGATGCATGATACCTCTACACCATCAACGGTGCCTGTTACTCGGTAGTTACCGTAGCTCTTTGTTCTCTCAATTCTTACATTTTCTGTTGTCATAAATAAAAGTTTTAATTGTTAATACTTGACAAATATACAAATAGTTTCGTTATTAACAAGTTATTAGTAAAATTTAGAATAATTCTAAATAAGGAAATGTAAAAATAGGGTGGTGCAATCGGCAGAAATCCGAGTATTTAACTTAAAAGTGGTGAAAAACGGTTAATTTGTTAACCTAAGAGATATTCTTTTTTCTCCTGTATATGTACTCCTGGTACTTAGTGAATACCAAGTGGTTTATTTTATTGTGTTTTTTACACTCTTTGCACTTTAGCCAATGGTGTACAGTGCCTGCAGCAGTGACTACCTTCTTGTTATGTCTTAGATTAGTGCTACCACACTCAGGACATTCATATTTTTCACCTCCATGTTGTACTGCATAGTTATGCTGTGGGGTTGCATAGCTGTTGAGCTTGCTGAATACCGCCTCAAGGACCTCCACATCCATCTTGCAATAGGCTACCATCTTATTTAGGGCCTCCTGGTCCTTCCTAAATACTATATCCTTCCACAAGTCAAGCCCTCCTGTATCCATTTTAGCACCTACCTTGAGCAGTTTGGCAATGTAGTCGAGCTTGTTGCTATTAAAATTGAAGTATTTTTTAGCCCATTTAAGGGTGTCAATAGTCTTAGGTGATGGCATAACACCAATACCATGGAATAAAGCCCTTGTACGTAACCATTTAAGGTCAAACCTATCACCATTGTGGGCCACTATCTCATCGGCTTGAGCCATTACTTTAATGAACTCCTTGAGCATGGCCTTGTCGCATTGGCTCTTGGACCATGTTAAGCTATGTATTTCATCCTCACCTTCCCATTTATAGCAGATGCAAATAATAGCCCTCTCATGGATGATATCACCCGGGTTGATGGTTAGGTTATATCCTGTCCGCCAGAATATACCGACATTGAAGGAGGTCTCAATGTCATAAAATAAGCGTTTCCTCATCTGTTGAGTTTACTGAGTAGTGCTGACCATGCCAATCGAAGCACAAAGGGTATGGCTAAGCCTAACCAAAACGGCCACCACCTGGTAATGTAGGTGACTTTCTGCTCTGCCTTGGCTTTCTTTACAATGGTATCACCTTTGATTTTCTCTATCTTTATTCTCTCTCGCATTTCTACCCTGGTCTGCCAACGGGTCTTTGGAAGGGTCACTGTGCGGTACTGTATTACCGTATCGCGATATGCAATAAATTTTTCCCACACTATGGTGTCATTCTTAATAACAGGGATGCTGTCAATGGTAGTTATCCGGATGGTATCACTATCCTGTACTAATTGAAGTCCATTAGCCAGAGCTCTCTTGTAGTGCCATTGAGCTCTCTTAGGAGCTGAGCATGATAGTAACACACAGAGTAGAGAAAACCCGATAAGTGTGCGTGATGTTAATCTATTAAGCATATCGGGTGTATTAAAGGTTCTGTAACATGGCTATCATTCGGGGGCAGGGGTAGATATCACTCTTATCCTTCCTCACACTGTTGTGGGTGTAGATCCCTGGAGTGCCTTTGAAGGCCTCAGTATCAATGGAGAATATCTCTTTTCTGTATGCCTTGGGTATGTTGTAGGTCTCACACAGGTACACCAATAACTGCCTGGTGCTTTCAATCTGTGCATCGGTATATTTATGCCACAGCACATGACCTTTGAAGGGCTTATCCAGGACCGTAACCTCCGAAGGATCTATCACGCTCTTCACATAGTTGATGTACTTACCATTGACCTGCTTCAATGGGCCCCAATTACACACCTCAATGCCAACACTTAGCTTGTTGAGGTTTTGATATCTAAGTCCATGAGGTGCAAAGTCTTGGTTATCTATGCCAAGGTGATATGCCCAGTGCTTGGAGCTGAAGCATTGTACTATTGTACCCTTGTTACCAATCACAAAGGCAGTAGCTATCCTGGTATCGTTGCTGTTCCAAAACTTAGCAACCCCCACAGCATTGCCATTGCCTGCTGTATGGTGGAGATATATCTGCTTTTTCGTAGCTTCCTCTTGGAAGTATTGGTCATTAGATAGGCGTACCTGTAATATCGTTGTCGTGTCTAATTTGGTCGGCATCTCTTTTGATTTCTTTAGCTCTAGTTATTAAATTCTTAGCACTTATCCATAGGTCAATGCCCTTTACTGCCTTGTAATTTTCGTTAATACTCACCACCTCAATGGATACAAGCACTAAAGATAGCATTTTAGTCAACATCAAGGGCACTGAAAAGAAGGTCAACACTATGTCATTCAGTATGAAATAATCAATGAGATAGAACAAAATAACGGTTATCTCATACAGCAACATCTTACTAATCACAGAAGATAGCCTGCGTGAGGTAATTGGTTGCTTGAGTTTACGGGCCTTCCATACTCCTGTGATGGTATCAACGAAGATGGCAAACCCTATCAGGAACATGAGCCCTGTAATAGGCATAAAGAATGCACTAACCATGCTGAGGTATATAGGCCACTTACTCTTAAGGGCCGTCATTAGTATGGTTAGCTGTAGTCTCACAGAATTAAGATGCTGTTATTGTACCCATTTTCTCGGAAGTTACCGCACATCCCTGTGCAAGTCAACTGCCAAGGGGTGATGCACTCACATGTTGCGAACATAGGACGTAGGTCTGTATCTGTATTGAGTGCTGAGATGAAGATAGGGAATAGATTTTTGTTAGCTAACAACCAACGTATAAGCCTCTGCTCAAAGAAAGCAGCCTTCTGTGCATAGTGCTCCATACCAAAGGCTACCTCACCACGGGATACGCTTGCTGAGTAGTCACCGTTCTGTGTTTGGAGTCCTTTGTTTTTTAACTGATAGCTCAAACCAAAGACAGCATCCTCTGCTGACCTCCATGCAATGACCGGCTGAATGAACTCTACCAGGTTTATCTCGTCATTAGTCAAGGTCTGTGCATTATATGCATTCAGTAGATGGTTGTAGAATGTAGTGCCAAGGATAGGCTGTATCCGTAGAGCTGACTGAGTAGCTATGTATGGGGTCACATCCGTTACATCCACATTGGCTGTGATGGGTGTGTTGGTCTTGAGATAGTTTTCAGTTATGAAGTAAAGCATTACTGAGCTGTGTTAGTTGGTTCGTCAATAGGAGGTAATTGAGCCAAGGCTCGTATCTCATTGGTGGTCATTTTTTCAAGGACCTTGTTGAGTAATGGCTCACTCAAGGTGTTTAGTGCCTCTTTCACCCGGGTAGTATCATCATCTACCTCAACAATGGTATCACCAATGATTTGGTAGTTATTGATCGTGAAGTGAGCAGGCAATTTAGCTATTCCAAGGAGCTCATTGAATATGGTCTCAACCTGTGCACGGATTTTCTTGACTACGTTTTTCTCAAATATCACATAAGCCTGCTTAATATCCGAGCCACTACCCAAGGAGCCTGTGGTTCTAACGCCCATAAGAATAGGGTCGATAGTGTGAGCAAAACAAATCTGCTCAGTATTAAGGGCAGATGCCTCATGAAATAGCTTATCATTTGCATTAGTTGGTAGTGCTTCAATCTTTGGAAGTTGGTCCTGGCTATTAGCAAAGAATGCAACCGCTTTACCTGCGTTCTGTGCACCCTTCAGCCTGTCAATAGTCTCCTTAATCATGTGCTTCTCCTCCTCTGACTGTGGTCTTTTTGGGAACATCATAGCAAAAGATGGGAAGATGCTATTTTGAATGTTACTTTTTGCGAAATATGACAGCTCACCACTTAGAAATGCAAAGTTCAAAGCCGATGTATACTGTGGCAGTGGATAGTAGTCCTGCCCAACGGAGTGAACCTCATAGCAATAGAGCTGAACCTCATCCTTGCAGGTCATGTGGTATGGTTTTATCTCTACAACATCCAATCTTTGGGTCCAGTCATTGC